AGGTAAGCCGTTTACTACACGCTGGACTATCGTTAGGGTCTAGTTTTACACAAAAAAACCCGCTCAAGGCGGGTTTTTTATCGTCAGTTATATCGTTAGTCTTCAGTTACGGTTCCGTGTGTAACGGTCCAATAACCGCCAGCATATAGCATAGTAACCATTGCTGTTGGAACCTCTGTAAATGGTTGAACATCTAAAGCACCAGTAAATGTTTGTTGTCCGCTACCTTCCACATTAAACAAGTATCTGCCACTGGCCATAATAACATGGATTTCATCGGCCCTCAATGAATCAGTAGATCCCATAACCAAGTGTATGATCTGTCCTTCTTGCCCATCTGGTAAGTTGAAATAGCCCAAACCACCAGTACCTTCGTTTAGAATAACATATCCCTGTGTTAGAGGAATATTAGTAGGAGTTCCACTACTTCCCCCCAAAAGATTTGGGTCGTTTACCGTGCCATCTAACACAACAGCACCGACAAACTCAACGGCTCTCACTTCGTTGCCAATAACTAGGTTGTCAGTTGTGGAAGCATCGTCTGTGGGAATACTGACATAAGCATTACCGTTTTGGGTTCCTTGAAGCAACAATCTCGTAACGCCTTCTGCTCCGTTACCTTCAACAACATTGACCGATAGTGTGCCATCTATCGTAGTATCGCCAGTAACAGAAACTATTCCATTACCGCTTGTCGTGACAATAACATCACCATCTTCGTCAGGAACAATACTAATATTACCATTCCCAGTGCTTACAATAGTGCGTCCGTTGACATCAAGATTACCACCAAGTTGTGGTGTAGTATCCTCTACAATGTTTGAAAGACCACCGCCACCACCACTACTTACGACAGTACCACCTGGTGTTGCACCATCGGATACTCTGAGTGTTGTGGTTGCTGGATCATAGAATAACTCACCTTCATTTCCAATGTAATTAGTTGCAGTTGTCCCACCTTGTTTATCGACAAATGCTACAAAAGTTTTGTTTGACATTTTATCCTCCTATTAGTCCCTTTGCTTTTAATTTGTGTTCAGGTGCTGAATCAGCAGTATATTTAGGTGGGGGTCATCTTGTCATTCTAGCATCCACTTGTTTGCCTCTGCAAACTGTTCATCGTCCATTATCGAATTATGAAGAGCCATATACCCACAGTCCATACCACGAGTATACATATCTGGACCAAACCCAAAGATATCGTAGAGAACATATCGATAACTTCCTTTCACTTTAATCTCACCTTCATAAATGCGAGACACAACAGCGTGAAACGCATTACATTTATCTTCATATGAAAGAGAATCCCAGAAGAAACCAGCATTGGTGTCATCCACTGCTTTCTGCATAGCATACGCTTTACTCAACTCTTCTGATGCGGACATCAACTTATCCATTTTGTCTTCCATACAATCTCCTAAGTGGCGGTCTCAAGGGGTAACGATCCCCTTCTTTATGCGTGACAGGCATACGTGCGTCCATGAACACTTTGAGACCAAATTGGTGCAGGGCTTTCACCTGCTGCTAATCAAACCTTTCGGTGATTAATCTGCCTTGATCTATCCTCAAGGACTTCATCTTACAGCTGACAACTCATATGTATCACCATCGTTATTGATACCATTCACCGCATCGTTAAAGCAGCTGCACGGACTCGGTACGTCACTTGGGATACTTAACCAACGTATTCTATTTTTGCTAGGGTATTGCGCCCCTCGTTGCTTTACCAAACTTTTCTCTGCGCAGATACTAAGGATGGTGTCTTTCTCTTGCTGACAACGAATTGTCATGTGTAAGATGTTTGGCTACGTTTTTCATGTCGCCCCAAACTGAGTTTACAACCCTGTCGCCACCTTTGCATAATTCCTATGTGTGGATCATCATACCAGATTCTGCTTACGTCTGCGCTATCGGTCTTCTGGACACCGTGTCTCTATCGTTAACAATACGCCAGACTTCACGTAGCTGGAAACGGAAAATGGTGGATGCGGTAGGAATCGAACCTACGATGTTTCTGATGTCACTGATTTACAGTCAGCTGCCTTCGCCGCTCGGCACACACATCCAAATACCAATTGTTAGTGTTACTATGTTATGAGTAGCCTTCACCGTACTACTGTTTGTTTTTAACGCCTGAAACTTATTCTCTATGCGTCCAAAGAGTCTTTGTTGCAAGCAACTCCTGATTTGATTATACCTAGGAATCAAACCACTCAGAGATCCACTATCCTGTGAGCACAGGAATTTTCCACAATAACACTAACAATTGGTACCTATGGGTGGGAACGATCCACCGACCCTCGCCTTATCAAGACGATGCTCTACCACTGAGCTACATAGGTATGTTACATACTACTTGTCCCATTATACTCCGTATGTAAGGGAGAGTTTGGCTGTCTAGGTAGGGATCGAACCTACGACATCCTGATTAACAGTCAGGCGCAACTACCAACTGTGCTACTAGACAATAAAACTGGCGGAAGCGGTGAGATTCGAACTCACGGAACATTTCTGTTCGTCTGTTTTCAAGACAGGTGCAATAAACCAGACTCTGCCACACTTCCTAATACTTCTTCAAAATCGAAAACAACATAACTAAAATTACGACAACGACCAATGCCCCATTTTAGTTCTCCTTGTGTTGGTACGGATGGTGGGACTCGAACCCACAAAACTCGGATTTTAAGTCCGATATGTATACCAATTCCATCACATCCGCATTAATGGCGTCGCCTAAGGGATTCGAACCCCTGACCCACAGCTTAGAAGGCTGTTGCTCTATCCAACTGAGCTAAGGCGACAATTCTTGGAGCGGAAGATGGGACTCGAACCCACGACATTCTGCTTGGCAAGCAGACATTCTACCAACTGAATTACTTCCGCATCGTTACTCTAAGTTTACCACATAACGAATATGATGTCAACGCATGCAAACATTTTTATTGAACATTCTCACGAATCCACTTCCAATATTCTTGTTCAGTCATCTTGTTCTCCTTGTTTGGCACCCCATGATGGAATCGAACCACCATCTCGACGTTCGTAGCATCGTATTCTCATCCGTTGAACTAATGGGGCATGGTGCCGACTTCTGGTTACGCTCCAGACTATCTGGCTTTTCAGACCAGCGCTTTCACTAGATTAGCTTAATCGGCTCTTGGTGGTAGTAGTAGGATTCGAACCTACGATAACTTGCGTATGAAGCAAGCGCATTACCACTTTGCTATACTACCCATAATATGGTACACGGTAGGGGAATCGAACCCCTCTTCCATCCGTGAAAGGGATGTGTCCTAACCGATAGACGAACCGTGCATAAAACTTTTGGCGGAGATAGTTGGATTCGAACCAACGGACCACGTCTAAGGTGATCGACAGTTTAGCAAACTGCTGCCTTTAGCCACTCAGCCATATCTCCAGTGGGGTGTCCTATGAGGATCGAACTCATACTTTCTCGGTCACAGCAAGAAGTGCAGACCACTACACTAAGGACACCACTGACCATATTGAAACACACTACACAATGTGCTTTAATATGGTGCGTCCAGTGAGACTCGAACTCACAACTTATCGGTTAAAAGCCGATTACTCTACCATTGAGTTATAGACGCTAACTTTCGCTTCACGACGCATCGCCTTGTTAGACTTACGATGTGCGCCAGCACCACTTTTGAACTTTGCTGCAACCAGAAACATACGTCTTGGAGCAGCGATCGGTTTTCGCTTCATTTCTTTCTCCTTGTTTATGAACCAAACAAATATGCACTTCATGGATGAACCCACTTGTCACTCATAGAGCTAGAGTGCATATTTGTTTGGCTACGGTGGAGGGACTCGAACCCCCACAGGCAGTTTTGGAGACTGCAGTGCTGCCATTACACTACACCGTAACAAATTCTTGGCTGGGGTTGATGGACTCGAACCACCGTATGTCGGAATCAAAATCCGATGCCTTACCAGCTTGGCGAAACCCCAAGAAACTGTATTCAATTGTTAAAGAGCAAGAGGGGAAGAAGTATACCACGATCGGTATTATTAGTCAACCCCTAAAAACAAAAAACCCTCCGAGATTTCTCTGGGAGGGTTTCGTAAAATTCTTGTGGCTTACAAGTTCACGAACCCTCTCGATAATCTAGTGACTCATTGCGTGTGCATGACCACTGACCACTAATCGCTGGTCTAAAGTGTTTGCCGCAATAATTCGAGAGTATCAACATAAAAGAAATTATACCTTATCCTTGTTTATAAGTCAACCACAACCCTACACTTTGTAAGGTCATAATTCTATTTAGTCACTTTTTCGACGGAGATTCCACTTTTTGTCAAAAAATTTATTCCATCTTCAGATCTATATGTGTCACGATAGTAAACCTTACTAATCCCTGCACCATAAATCATCTTTGCGCAATGTATACATGGCGCATGGGTAATGAACATTTCACTGTCCTTACCTGAGTCATTCGAACTAGCCAGCTTAGCAATAGCATTCGCTTCTGCATGGATGACTTCGTCCTTCGTTTTCAAGATTGGTTCTTGAGCAATGCGATGAACCAGTTCTTCACAAACATTATCCCAACCAGAAGGCATACCGTTGTAGCCGATAGAGATGATACGATTGTCTTTGACAACAACCGCACCAACCTTCAACCTAACTGCACTTGACAGTTCGGCAAACCTTTCGGCTACATCCATATACGCATCTATCCATTTTTGCTTCATAGACTCACTTGTAATAACAAAACTGCACTAACTGCCAATCACCAAACTGATTCTGCACTGGTTTGCTTTCACAATACTTCTGTGCTTGATGAACAACTACAGGTGCTTGCTGAACAATCACAGGTTGTTGCTGGACAACTACAGGTGCTTGTTGCACAACAACAGGTGGTTTATTCAATTGCTGGAATATCCAGAGACCAGCGACACCAGTTAAAATACCTTGCTCACGATCACCCCAAGCAAACGCTGGGGATGCTACCGATACTGCTACCAATACTGCTAAAAGTTTTTTCATAAGTTTCTCCTAATTGTCTTATATTTATTTTCTAGTAAACTTAGAGAGTAACTCTTTCGCCTCAGTTAGATCTCCCAATTCTTCCTCACTACATTCCATGATAATCATACGCATCAAAGTATCAGCCATCAGTTGTTGGTCAGACGAAAGTGACCCAAACCAAGTCAGATAGTCTTCCTCGGTATCCAACTCATTCCACATGAAGTCCAGCATTTCCTTCTGCTCAAGTGTCAAGTTAGTGATGGTGATGCTCATTATACTGCTCCAGCGTATTCATTGATTACTTGTTGGACGAACTCAACCGCACGATAGTTATGACCACCAATATGCCAGTCATACTCACCCATCGGTGTGTCGTATTCTTTCCAGTCATAGATTGTTGCTACAACATAGTCACCTTCTTCGTCTTCAAATTCGATAACCCACTCAACAGTGGTTTTGTCACCACCACGTTGTGGTTCACCGAAGATGCTCACGAGGGTGTCGTAGTCACTACGCACATACCCACGAAGGGAAGTCATGTTAGCAGCACCAAATTCATCAGTTACCGTAAATCTCATCACATTCTCCATAATCACAATATAAAACTAGCAAGGTGCTGACTGTTACATGGTGCCGAAGTCATTACCACACCAAAACCTTGCTTCCTCTTTTCAGAGTCGGATCGTTCACTTCCATAAAACCTATTATACAGCATTGCTGAATAAAAGTCAAGCATCTTTTGCAAGATCTTTCGTAGCCCAGAACATCAATCCAAGACCAACGACAGCAGCAACGATCTGTTCAGTTAAGTATGCTGCTTGCTCAGGGTTGTCCATACCACCGACTGCACCCATAACCAAAAGAAAACCTAAGATAAAACGAATAGAACCCTTCATGACTTTCTCCTTATACCAGATCAACTTGGATATCGATGTCGTTGCGACGAGTCGCAAAACCAGTGACATCCAAACCATGACGACGACGCATTGCGATATCCATCAGCGCATCCCAAACAGCCACACGCTGGTCGGTCTTTGGGAATCGGTTGCCAAGCAGATCCTTCACTTGACAGTCACCAACGAACACGCCATTGATGATAGCACGAAACTTCTGACTGTTCTGCAAACCATCGATAATCACTTTAGTTCTCATCATCATTCCTCTTCAATTCAATATAATATATTATACTGCAAGTCCGAATAAAAGTCAAGCAAAGACCCTACGGTCTGTAGGGTTATTTGAACACATTCGATTTTGTGTAACCGAATGGGGCAGTGCCAGACTTGAAACTCTTTGACGACTTCACAGCCATCTTGACTTTCGGTGCACGACGTTTGTTCTCAACCACAGTAACCACGCCTCCACGACGCAGAAACTCTGCCAATGCAGCTTCACCTTCAGCACGCACTTCAGCTTTGGACTTCACGAGGGTATTCTTAATCATCTTCATCTCCTTTTCAACTTTCATACACATATTATACCCAAGGTTGCAATAAAAGTCAAGCACTTTTTGCAAGATTTTTCAACTTTTTTCGCCTGTAAAATCAACAACTTACGTGCCCCAATGTGAAAAACCCCACCGAAGTGGGGTTTCTGGGGTCGAAATTAGCCGTTATAGGCAGGTTTTGCAGGTAGACGCACCCATGGAGTACCCTCTCGGTCTACGTACCCTTACCACCTTGTTTGGGGCTACAACAGCATAAACCTCATCGGCTGAGATGGTATACGTATCGTTTTCGTATACATTGGTTTGAGAATTGAAAGTCAGAGAGATGGTTTCTAGTCTACCTGTATTGAATGGTCGATAAAGAACCGACAAAGAATGCTTCAGTGAAATGTTCCTGGCTTCAGCCAACAAGACTGCTCCGCTATCTTTGTTTACAAGTGAGACTAGTGTGCTCATAGAAACCCTGCTTCCTCTATTTTCTTTTTAGTTATCTTGGGATACATCTTTGTCAGTTTCTGATCTTTGATCGCTAAGAGAACCTTCGCCTCTTTGGGGTCAACTGACTCGAGCAAGTCGATAAAAAGACTTTCTCTCTTCATCTTATTTAGGTCTTCTCTACAAAAGACATACAACCTTCTGCATTCATGCGTCAGGGTAGTTGGAGCCATACCAATTGGATGTTTGTCCTCACGGTATGGTGGGTTGGTCTCAGGTAGTAGAAATTTCTTTTCTTCCTTAAACGCATGAGCAAAGATAAGTTTCAACGCTGACGACTGTTTATACTTGGTTTCAAGTAATGATATGTCTTTGTTGATCTCTTCAAGTTGCTCAAAAATTAGCTTAGTTGCCATAGTTAAAAATCCTCTAGTTCGTCGAGAAGCATGTTACAACGATGCTCCATAAGATAGTTCATAATTGACATTTTGTCACCTACAGGCTTATTTAGCTCATATGTATCTAGGATTTCTTTCTGAACATCTTCAGGGATGTATTTGAAGTCAACAAGAGTCTGGTTGCGGTGCCAGTTACGACGTTCGCTATCGTTACGACATGCATCAAACCCTTTCTCAATAAACTCTTTAAGACGTTTGCTTGACACAGGTGTCTGGCGACCTTCCTTAGTGAAGATGTCATCATCAGAGAGGATGTTAGGGATACCATCACCAGCATCACCCTTAACGACATGCTCAATGGTGAAGGGATGAATCTCTTTGTGGGCAATCGTAACCTGCTTCTTCTGAATTGGGCTAAACTGCTTCACATTAGAGTATGCATGAAGTTGCTTGAAGTCCTTGTCGCTGGAGATAATCATAACATTTTCGTTACGACCAAACTCATTGGTTGCTGCTGATATTACTGCGATGACATCATCAGCCTCTGCTCTTTCGATATGAAGAACACGATAAGGGAAGTTGTTCTTGATGTCGTCACGAATCTCAGACATTGTGTCAAAGATTAACTTCCAGTCCAGATCGCTGGCTTCACGATTCTTCTTGCGTGATGCCTTATACAGAGGGAAGAAGTCCTTGCGCCAGTATTTCTTACCGTCGCAGCAGATGACAACTTCACCATACTCTTTGCTGTATTTCTTCTTGTAGAATTTGATAGAAGACAGGACACAGTGGCGAATAAGATTTTTGATCTCACCTTCGCTACCTTTAGTCAGTTCAGTCTTGAACGATAGGATGTTTGCCAATGCGACTTGGCTGTAGTCAATGAGAATCATATTAAAATACCTTTAGGATGACGCATTCTTCGTTGATGCGTCCATTGGGTTTAGATGGTTTAGTCTTCAGCGACTTGAATGTAGAGTTCAGTGAACGCTTAGTCATGTCGGCGTATTGTTTAATCTCTTCAGGTTTACGCAGAGTCTTACTCTGAGACTTCACAACATCAAAGTTCTGAACAGTTGTTCCCTTGATTGTGAGCAACAATCCGTCAGCTGCTACGTATGTGATAAGTTTACGATACTTCGTATTGTAGATCCAGATTTCTGATGAGTTGATCATCTT